AAATGTATTTGGGCTTATCGTTACCGATCAGCGTTCATTTTTGACCAGCGAACGTAAGCAGCAGCAAATTCTTTGCCGACACCGAAGGTTGAGAGTGCTTCGTAAAGTGCCAGAACAGCTTGACCTCGGTGCTGCCGTTCAACTTCTGGGTAAGACTCAATGAAACTTTCAACTTTAGCTGCGTCCATCAAGTTGACCTTGAGTTCGTTGGGATATTGGAGCGAGTCAATGAGAGCGTTCATCTTCTCCCGATCTGCGACGGTGACTTCATACTGGGTCACTGACATTTGAATTTCCTTTCTGATCAAAGATTCATGGCAAGTGCCCATTCAACGTCCCTATAGTTGAATGTGATTTGCACGTCATCAATTTCAAGTTCCAGTGGGGTTCCCCACGCTGGTCCGTTGATTAGATCGGTCCAAACTTGCTTTTCCAGTGTTTCGAAGCGAGCTGTCACGCCGGCGGTTTCAAGTGTTTCGTTGATTCTGTCTATTCCGGCGTGAACTGTCATCCATGAACTCATCGGATCAATCTTCTTTCTTGGTTGCTGTCAAACGTCACAATAGGACACTAGTGCTAACACTGTCAAACAGTTACAACGAGAAGATACAGAGCGTGGACTACCGTTAAGACATCTGAGCGGGAGCGCGTCTATGCCGAAGTCAGTGAAATTGACTGAACTAGCAATCAAAGAAACGTCAGGTGTTGATCACCCGGCGCATCTTCACGAAGGTTGGTTAGTTATGAAATCTGACGACGAGCTGGAAACGACTCTTGACCAGATAATTGATAATCCCGACTCACAGGAGAACACTGTGGAACTCAATGCCACTCCAGAAGTCGAGGACGTAATCGAAGAAGCAACAGAAGTTGAAGCTGCGCCAGAAATGGAAACAGTAGAAGCAACTCCTGTCGCTGCATCGGTTGACGGCCCTGACGAGACAGAGGTGCAGAAGGAAATCACAGACCTGCGTAAAGAACTTGATTTGGCTAAGGCAGCCCACCGTGAACTCGTAGAGGAACGGGAACTGGAGAAAGCGGCAACCGCTGCTCACCAGTGGGCAATTCTCCCCGGCTTAAATCCAGTTGATTTCGCCAAGGTCTTGGTGCGCCTTCGTACCGCTGACCAAGAGATTGCTAAAGAAATTGAAGCAATTCTCAGCGCATCCAGCGTCGCTCTTTCCGAGGCCGGTGTATTCACCGAGCTTGGATCAGATAGCGATGATGGAGCGATGGATGCTTTCGGACGAATCGAAAAAGCAGCACAAGCGCTTGTCGATTCTGGCGAAGTGACCTCGCTTGCTAAAGGAATCACCCTCGTAGCCGAGCGTGATCCTTCGCTATACACCGACTACATCAACGAAAAGGCTGGTTGATATGAGCGCATACGAAGGACAACAAATAAGATTGGGAACGCTGAAAGCTGCGGCTGATCTGTCAAGCAAGCAATATCACTTTGTGAAACTTGCTTCCGCTACGACGGTGAACGTCTGCTCTGCGACTACTGACAGAGCCATCGGTATCCTTCAGAACGACCCTGAGAGCGGAGAGGCGGCGGAAATCTGCATCTTCGGTATCTCGAAGGTCGTCGCTGACGGTACTATCGCTTTCAACAATGTGATCGGCACGAGCGCCGACTCACAGGCTGACGCAATCACTCCCGGAACAGATACGAGCGTCACGACGCTCGGCGTGGCAATCGGAGCCGCTTCGGCTGGCGAAACATTCACTATGTTCCTCAACCCGACTCAGTGTCGTGCGGCTTAAGGAGGATATATAAATGCCACAGCCAACAGTAAGTGACGTACACGTAGACGCGATTTTGACAAATATGTCAATCGCCTACATGCAAGAGAGCTACGCATTCGTAGCCTCCCGTGCGTTCCCACAGGTAAACGTCCAGAAGCAGTCAGACAAATACTTCACGTATTCACAAGCTGACTTCTTCCGTGATCAGGTTCAACTACGTGCAGACGGAACACAATCCGCAGGCACCGGTTACAGCCTGTCCACTGAGACATACGCCTGTGAGGTCTACGCACTTCACAAAGACATCGGTGACCAAGTACGCGCCAACTCGGACGCGCCACTTGACCCAGACATGGATGCCACTCGCTTCCTGACCCAGCAAATGCTGATCCGTCAAGAAGTCGAATGGGCAGCCGCCGCCTTCACAACAGGCGTCTGGGGAACCGACGCAACACCCGGCACCCTCTGGAGTGCCGCCAACTCCACACCGATTGCCGACGTTGAAGCTGGCAAGAACACTGTGCTGACCAACACCGGCTATGTGCCGAACACGTTGATCATGAGCTACAAGGTGTTCTCTGCCCTCATGGACAACGCAGACATTGTGGACCGCATCAAATACACCACTCAGGACTCAGTGAGCGCAGATCTTCTCGCACGCTTGTTCAATGTGGATCGTGTTCTGATCATGGCCGGCACCTACAACACAGCTGCTGAAGGAGCAACTGCTTCTTACAGCCAAGTAGGTGACAGGGATGCCCTCCTTTGCTACACACCTTCCAACCCTGGCCTTATGCAACCATCCGCTGGTTACACAATGGTCTGGAGCGGTTTGAGTGCAGGCATGGGAACCTCATCTGCGATCAGTCGCTTCCGCATGGAAGCCGAAAAGGCTGACCGCATCGAAATAGAAGCTGCTTGGGATACCAAGATTGTTTCTTCAGCGCTGGGTTACTTCTTTAGCAATCCAGTCGCAGCGTAGTCCCACCCTACGCATCTACACACCAGAGGGTCGGTCGGCATGTCCGACCGGCCCTCTATCTCTTTCTAAGGACTGAAAATGGCTAGTCAAGTCACAACCCTCGCTCCTAGCACCACCGCTCTCACTGGTTCAGATCAAGCAGTCGTGACCGGCGATGGAGTCTTTTACGGCGGATGTTTCGCTTCAGCTAGCGATACCAAAACTGTCGATATTTACGACAACACCAGCGCCGCTGGCACAAAAATTGCTGCTATTACTCTCGCCGCTGGAGGCGTTGAAAACCTCAACATTCCAAACGGTATTGCTTTCACTACTGGTCTTTATGTTGACGTAAGCGGTAGCGGCACCCTTACTGGTTCAATTCACACGCTGACATGACGTGGACATATGGCGGCGATCCAGCGGCTAGCGCTCTGGCTGCGATCCGGTTTCTAACTGGTGACACAGACACAAACGACCAGCTCATCAGCGATGAAGAAATCGCTTGGACCAACAACCAAGTCACTGGATCTGACACGGCCACAACAGCCTTGTACGAGGTCGCATATCGAGTGATGGTTGCCATAGCGTCAAAGTTCAGTCGCCTCGCAGACCAAAGCGTGGGCGATCTGAAGGTCGATATGTTCCAAAAAGCGACTAACGCTCGGGAACAAGCAGCTTTGTTGAAGCAACAAGCGCTACGGGAAGGCAACACGCCAACTCCATACGCCGGCGGCATCAGTGTGTCTGACAAAGAAATTGATGAAGATGACAGCGATATTGTCCAACCGTTCTTCTCGCGAGGTCAATGGACCAACAAACGAGGCGGTGCGAACACGGTCATCGCCAACTTTGGCGCTGGAGCTGACTGATGGCAGCACAATCGCAGCAGTTCATGACTGATCTAAAGGTCAACATGACCCCTGACACGGTGCAGATTCGCACCACGTCAACAGTCAACAACTACGGCGAACGGTCGTATTCGGGCAGCGCCACGACGTATGACGCATACATCATGCGTGTTGAGGAAGCGCAACGAAACGTTGACGAAAACCTCGAGAATGTGGATTACATCGCATACATACCGAATGCGACAATCGCAGCTGACGTTGATAGTCAGATCACGTTGCCAAGCCCAATTTCGGCGACTCGCCCGATTGTTCGAGTGAACACCAAACGTGATCCGTTGGGACAAGTCGCTCAAGTTATCTATGTCGGGAACAAGTCAAAGCGAGGTGGCTGATGGCTGTTAAACACGCAACGCAAGTGAAAACCAAGACAGTCAAGATGACTGGTTTGGATGAAGTGATTACCGTTCTGGAAGCGCTCGGTGTTGATATTCGCAAAGCAACTGCGGGTGCATTAAACGACGCTGGCTTGTCCATTCTGATGCAATCAAACCAGCTCGTACCGTTTGATCAAGGCGTTTTGAAGGGTTCTGGTTCGGTTGCTTCTCCAAAGCTGACCGCAACGTCCAAAACAACGAGCGTTGGTGTTCGATACGGCGGTCCCTCTGGTGTCAAGAACGCTGAAGGCGAAACTGTGTCAGTGAACTACGCCATCATTCAGCACGAAGATTTGACCTTGAAGCATCCAGGCGGCGGCGAAGCCAAGTTTCTTGAGAAAGCATTTCTTGAAGAAATCAAGTCGTATCCAGCTGGTTTAGGGCGAAGAATTAAGGATCAAGGACTGGATCAGTTGTAATGGCGTTTCTCAGCGAAATTGGAACGTATTTGGCAGCAAATGTGAGCGATACATCGCTGACACTGGGTACCAATCTGTTTCTTGGTCGTTTGCCCGACACGCCAGACAAGTGCGTGGCTGTGTTTGAAACAAGCGGTCAAGGCCCTGTTGAGACTGCCGGCGGATCAACGTTGCCAGCTTTCACGCAACCACGCTTTCAAACAATGGTGCGAGCCGCCGATTATGCGTCAGCTGCGTCGCTGGCCGAAGATATTTTCAAAAAGGTGCAGCTGATCGACAACGAAGCGCTGTCAGGCGTGCGCTATTTACGAGCTGAGGGCGTGCAAGAACCCTACGCTCTTGATCGTGACAGCCAAGAACGAATGGTTTTCGTGTGCAACTACCAGACAATGCGAGTCCTCACCTAGCAGACGCTTATGGCGAGGCTCTCGGAACAGCTGAAACTGAACGAGACACACGGTTGAACGTGCGCTGCGCTAACTGCGTCAAGAAGCTCGCAGAGCTTGTTACAGCACCGTGGCGGATTCAGTGTCCACGTTGCAAAGAAATCAACGAATCTGCGCCATGAAATGAGAAAGCCGCCTCTAGGGAAGGCGGCTCTCTCATGTGTCGTGTTTGTTAGAGATTATTGGGTCACACGCAGCGTTGTCCAGACATTGTGTCCGTATGGAGTAAGAACGTGAACAATTCCCGTATTGCCGGGTGTTGTTTCGCGTTCAATGGGCTGTCCGTTGCTGTCAAAGAGATACATGGCAATGCCTTGATCTCTAAGCTCACCTAAGCGTGTGGCAGCTTGGTTGGGGCTGATCGTGCGTAACGCCCCATTGACTATGAAATCGCTTGCCTGAAGCGCTGTCAGACCGTCTGGATGAGATTCACCCAAAGCGATGATTGCTTGCGCTTTCTGACTTCCTGATTTCACTTTTGCTGCTGCGTTGTGACTTGTCTGCGGATGTGCGTCCGAAACTTTGCCGCCAACTTGGTTTGCATCGAATCCCCACAAGTTTGGTTGACTCATGACAGCACCCTCCAGCGATCTTCGCCGTTGATCAATGTCAGTTTGGAACCAGAGTCCCAATCAACAGTGATTTCCATTGCGCCGAAAGCGGATCTGACTCGCTTCACGGTGCCTTTTGAACCCGTGTTCAACAGCGTGTGCGGATCGCTAGTGAATATCAGCTGAACTCGGTCGTTCTTTTCTGGTATCTGGTTCATCAGAGACACACGACCCAGCGTTGCGCCGTAGCGAGCAGATTGTTGTAGTCGCCACTCATGGCTTCCTTTCGGAAGTTGTCAACATCAACTGGCGTAGCTCCGGCCTGCTTCAGGCCACGCATAACCGTAGCCATGACTGCGAAGGCGTTGCCGTCGTTGCCCGTGAGTTGGACTTCAACATCAAAATGAGGTATTTGGGTTTCGTTCATCAGATCTCCAGTTCCCAATCGTAAGGCTTCAACGGCGTGCCGTGATGCGTTCGATCCAAGACGAGCTGCCATTGCGCTGCATATTCAGCATCACGACGATCCAGAATTGCACCAATACCCATGAAAGCGAAGATGATGAATGGTTCAAGTGGAATTCCCGTCATTGATCGTTCCTTTCAGCGAACATATGCAAGATGATGAAACCATCGGGCTGATCGTCAGGATGATCACTTGGAACGAATTGAAGGAGTTGACCGCCGCCATTCAATTCTGCATCGCGACTTGGGACGAGTAGCGCGCCGTTGTCTAGTTCAATGACGACCGCATCGCCTTCCATTCCTGCGTATTCGTCCCAATTCAACATATAGATTTCGTGTTGTGTCATTGCACGAACGGCGACGATTGTGCGACCAACTATTTCACTATCAATTTGTGAAACGTCATTCATCAGTTTTCAACTCCTGTTTGTTGCGCTTGTTCTCGCAGTTTTCGTTTCAGACGGTCCGCTTTGTTCTCAGCGAGAAAGTAGATGCCGTCTCTGAGGCCCCACCACCATCCCTTTTCTTCAACAAAGAACAGAATGTCGCTCACTCCGTCCATTGAGTTTTTTGATTGAACTTGTTTATTGACCAGCTCAATCAAGTGTTTGCACAGCTTTTCGTCATACCGTTTGACGACAGCTTGCGCTTCTTTCGGCAGCTTCACAGTTTCTCCTTTGGTTGCTGTCACAAATCAGCGTACACAGTAGTGCTGCCACTATCAAGAACAGGTACAACGAGACAGACCACGCATTGGCTAACCTTGCCGACAGTGACCTTTGTGTCCGAAGTGCCCGACGTGGCCCGGTCATTGGCCGCGCCATGCCCAATTAGGAGGCGCGAATGCCCAAATACAAAGTGACCGGTGGCGATGACGGCGAATCGGGAATTGAATACTCAGGCCAGCGTTATGAAGCCGGTTCGACCGTAGAAATGCCGGCAAAAAAAGCCGAGTGGATGGTTGATATAGGAATTCTTGAAGCTGTCGGCGGCAAAACGGTTTCCGAATCGAAAGCTGAGGCCGAATAATGCCAACATTCATTCATGGCAAAGGCACCAAAACATACATTGACGAATTTGATTTGAGCGATTACTTCAACGCTGCGGACAGCACGTTTTCGGTTGAAACAGCCGATATCACAGCGTTTGGAGCGTCATCAAGGTCGTTCTTGCCGGGTTTGCAAACGGCGTCGCTTGGTCTGACTGGTCTTTGGTCAGCTGATACAGACGGTTCAGATGAAGAACTGAACGCTCTGCTGGCTAATGCCACAAGCCCATTGACGACAGTAGCGATACAAGCAGGAACGATTGGCAACAGCGCCATTCTCATGCAGTCCGACGAGCTGACGTACGCTATTTCGTCGCCTGTGGCAGACGTTGTGTCGGTTTCTGCTGACTTTCAAGCCACGACAGATGGCACCACAAACTTGACTTATTCAGGTCAAAGCGGCGTGCAACTCACCACCGGCGCTTCAATCGCTTACGGTGCGCTCGGGAATCTGTCATCAGTTGACAACAGCGCTTCAAGCGCCAACGGTGGCTTCGCTCTGTTGCACGTACCAGCCAACACAGTTGGCGGCGGTGCGACAACGATCAAGGTTCAGCATTCGGCGGATAACGCCACATTTGCTGACCTCATCACGTTCTCAACGGTTGCGGCTTCAACCAAAACCAGCGAGTTGAAAGCGGTGTCAGGCACCGTGAACAGATACATCCGTGCCACGGCCTCAACCGCTGGCTCATCCGGGGCGATCACATTCATGTGTTCGTTCGCTAGGTTCTAGGAGGACCAAGATATGCCCACATTCGTACACGGTAAAAGTGTTGACTTTGCTCTCGACGATACGTCTGGATCAAGTCGCAACATTTCCGACACACTCAACTCTGTTGACTTCCCCGAGGTAACCGAGACAGCGGACACAACTGCATTCGGCAGCTCGTCCAGGTCTTTCATTGTTGGCCTTGAGTCGGCAACAATCTCAATCAGTGGTCTTTGGGACGCAACTGTTGACGGTTACATCAAGGGCGGCACAGAGCCAGCCTCACGTTCGTTTATTTACGGTCCTGCTGGATCAACCGGCGGCAACGTGAAATACACCGGCGAAGCAATCTTGACGAACTACTCGATTTCGTCGCCTGTCGGTGACGTAGTGACTTACTCGTGTGACCTTCAGGTCACTGGCGCAGTTACTCGCACCACCTACTAAATCCCCAAATAGCAAAGGAGTGACCTCAGTGTCCAGACTTGCAGAACAGATAAGAGCCGCGCATGACGTGAGCGCAGAACTATATGAGATTCCAGAATGGAATGTCACCGTAGAACTGCGTTCCATGTCAGCGCGACAAAGAGCCGCGTTTGCTTCAAGCGTGGATATAACAGCTGACGGCAACGTTGAAATGACCGGAAACCGCGTGGAACTCATGTGGGGTACGGTCATTCAAGCGTGCTGTTTCGACCCAGATAACGGCGAACACGTATTCACCGAAGATGACATTGAATGGCTGATGGCAGAAAAGAACGCCAACGTCGTTGATTCTTTGGCTAATGCGTGTCTAGCGGTGTCCGGTATGGGCGCAGACTCGGATGGTGACGCGGGAAAAGATTCCTCGGATTCCCAGATTCCAGAGGACGAACTGCCCCTGAACGACGCTTCTACTTCCAGTTAGCGCGGGAGCTTTCTATGACCGTTGGCGAACTTCTGGATCGGATGACAGCAAGTGAACTGACGGAATGGGCTGCGTTGTATTCGCTGGAAAACAGCGAACGAGAACAAGCAGCCAATCGTGCTAGAGCGAAAAGCAGGATGGGCTAATGGCTGGAGACTTCAACGCTGGCAAAGTAACGGTAGAAATCGCCGTTCTTGACGCTTTGACAGATGATGTCAAGCGAATGGAGAAAACCCTCACGGGGTTAGGTGCAACGACCGAAAAACAAGCCAGCAAACTTGATGCGTTCCAGAAAAAAGCAGGACAAGTTGGCAAATCGCTGACGATGAAAGTGACCGCACCCATTTTGGGTGCTGGAGCTGCGTCATTCAAGATGGCGTCAGACTTTGAATCGTCAATGACAAAAATCACGACTTTGGTGGGTATTTCAGCCAAAGAAGTGCAAGCCATGGAAAAAGATGTTCTTGCATTAGCCGGCAGAACGGCTCAAGCACCCAAAGACCTCGCTGACGCAATGTTCTTTATTCAGTCAGCAGGTCTGCGTGGTGCAGCCGCTACCGAAACGCTAGAAGCATCAGCAAAGGCAGCAGCTGTGGGCTTGGGAGAAGCGGCCACAATCGCTGATCTAGCAACCTCAGCGTTGAACGCTTACGGCGAATCCAACCTTTCAGCGACACAAGCAACAGATGTCATGGTTGCCGCAGTTCGCGAAGGTAAATTGGAATCCGAAGAACTTGCTGGATCAATGGGTCGAGTGCTGCCGATTGCGTCCGCAATGGGTGTCGGCTTTGACGAGGTTGGCGCAGCGTTCGCCGCTTTGTCTCGTACTGGTACCAACGCAGCAGAAGCAGCAACGCAAGTGCGTGGCATCATGTCCTCGCTTTTGCGACCAACAAAGCAAGCTGAAGAAGCGTTGACGGGCATGGGTTTGTCCTCTGAGAATCTTCGAAAGCAAATGCGCGAAGAGGGTTTGCTGGCAAGTTTGGAAACGTTGTCGGAGAAGTTTGCAGGCAACGAGGCCGCTGCGGCATCTGTGTTCGGCAACATTCGTGCCTTGTCTGGTGTCATGGACTTGATGGGCGAAAACGTTGAAACGACGCGTCAAATCTTTGACAACATGACCGAAACAACTGGCATGTTGGATGAAGCGTTCGCTGGTACAGCTGATACGGCGAGTTTCAAGCTCGGTCAAGCAATGGCTGAGTTCAAAACAGCCATGATCACACTTGGACAACAAGTCTTGCCAGTGGTCATTCCAATCATTGAGGATCTTGGCAAGTTCATTGCAAGAGCCGCCGAAATGTTCAACAACTTGTCACCGGGTATCAAGAAAGCGGTTGTCATAATTGGCGGTTTGGTTGCGATTGTTGGGCCAGCTTTGATTGCGCTTTCGTCAATGATTACGGCTGTCAAAGCGTTGAAAGCTGCGCTGATGGGCGCTCACCCAGCGTTGTTGCTTGTTGGTGCGGCGATTGCGATTGTCGGTATTGCGTTGGCGAAACGATCACAAGACGCAGCGAACTTCAAAAAAGAGGTTGAAAAAGCACGAGGCGTCTTGTTGGAAATCAACCCTGAGATTGAGGGTGTGACCAATCGACTTCAAGCGTTGGCTGACACTTTGCCTGACGCAGCTGATCCGATGGGTGAGCTGGCAGAAAAAGCCAAAGAAGTTGGTACAGAGAGCTTGTTTGCAGCCAAATTGGTTGGCACAAATCTGTTCAAAGCGTTCAAAAAGATACGTGACGCTGGTGTTGAGGTTGACAAGGTACTAGTCAAAGACATTTCAAGTTTGGATCGTTTCATTACTGAACTCGAAGCTGGTGGCCGGATGTCGAAGGCAACCGTCAACGAGTTTTCCAAGCTCAGTGACGAGGGCAGAGAACTTGCCACTGAGTTTGCCAACTTGTCTGAATCTGGAGAACTCACCACAAAAGAAATGCGTGATCTGCTTGACAGCATTGAAGATGTCAATTCTTCGCTTGAAGAAGCTACAAAGCAAAGCAAAAATGCAGCTGACGAGTTCTTGAAGAGCGAAGATACTTACAAAATCATCACGCAAGAGCTTGGATTCACCACCAAAGCCGCAGATGACTTGCATGACTCGCTGTTGCAGATGGCGAAAGACGCTGAGGATCCACGAGTTGCGTTGCAAAAACTTGAAGCAATGGTTGAAGAAGTTGCAGATGCACACGCTTTTGCCGCAGCAGAATTTGGAAACTATCGAGAAGAAGCCAAAGCTGTGGCTACAGAAAACGAAAAGGTGGCTCAAACTTGGGAACAACTCAAAGACGCTGCTGATCAAAGAGCGTTGTTCTTCACGTTGGCGTTGGACACAACCGGTCTGTACGAACAACTGAACGAAGCAATGCAAGCAATCATTGACGTTGGTTCGTTAATGCCTGGTGGCGACTCACAAGCTCTCGAAACTCAGTTGGCTATCACTCGACGTATTTCGGCCAAACTGATGGACACAAAAGCATCAGATCGCAAAGCAATGTCAACAGCGGCCAAAGCCGCAGCTGATGAGTTTGAAAAGTTCTTCAATCAAACGGTTGGTTTGGGTGACGCTGCGATGTCGGAGTCATTTGCACAAGCCATTGTGGGTTCCCCAGAACAGATTGAGAAGGCGTTTGCGAAGCTCTTTGATCAAGCCTTTGACGATGGGTTGACCAACATTCCGGGCTTGCGTACGACGCTTACAAAGGCTCTGGAAGCAAAAGACGGGTTGATCGCTCTCGCAGAACAACGGTTGGAGCTGACAAGCAAGCTGGCTACAGCTGAAGATTCGTTGGCTACCGCTCTGAAGAATCAAGAATCAGCGCAAGCAAGAGTCAATTCGTTGATGGACGCAAGAGCCAGCATGGCTGAGCGCACCGCTTCTGCGTTTGGGTTCAAGTTTGGTGAAGATATTGGTGCCAAAGCACAAGCTCAGCAGCTGTTGACGCAATACACGACGTTTGAGGGCAATCTTCGCCAGCTCGTCACTCGAGGATTCCCTGCCGACATAATCGGCCAAGTCATAGGTTTGGGCGCTATTGCCGGCAACACGACAGCTGAACAGCTGTTGGCGATGGGTGACACTGATTTCACCGAGTTCATCACGTCATTGACTGGCATTCGAGCAATCGGTCAGGCAATCGGCAATCTTCAAGCTGGTTTAATGTTTGACGCTTCTATCAGTGGAGCACAGTCCAGCTTGGGTACAGCGCAACTGGAAGCTGCTGGAGCGCGAACAGCGCGTGACACGTTGGCTCAACAACTCAATGACATAGCACCAGCGATGGATGCGTTGGCGAAGTCAATGCAAACTGACTTTGGAACAGGCATCGCAGCGTTTATTCGAACAATGGATCCGCTGCCAGATCATTTGCAACGAGTGTTTGACATCTTCTTGGCTGATCTACAAGCCATCATTCTTGGCGAAGGCAAAGGCATTACTGCATTAGGTAGCGCAGCTACTGGAAGCGTGCCACGACTTCTTGCCGCTGCTGCTTCTGGAGGGATTTCTGGCATAAACGGTGGAGGAGCTGCCGGCGGTGGTGCGCCACCGGGATCTAAAGCAAACCCAATTGCGATCACGCCAGTAGCGCCTCCAACTGCTGCAATGTCAGCTCTGATTGACGCTGGATCGTTTGACACAATCGGTGCTGTGAACAGCCGGTCAAGGGCAAGGCAACAAAGTAACGCTTTGGCGTTCGGTATGGCTGATATTGGTTCGTTCGGCATTGCAGGCCGTCAGGGATCGCGAGTTGGTGTTGATGCGATCGGCGGCGGTGTAGTGATTAACGTACAAGGCTCAGTTGTCACCGAACGAGAACTACTCGAAACAATCCGTCAAGGCGCGTTAGAACAACAGCGTTCAGGTAAAGCATGGACTGTGGATGTGTTGTAGATGGCAACAGCAGCTACCGTAAAAGTCACAGTCCGTTTCTCGA